TAAAAAAAATTACAATTCCTTCAATAAATTGTTTTCATTTAATAAATTTGATTCATTTTCTTCATCAAAATTAACAGGTTTAAGACTTTCCGATATAATTTTTTTTGTTTTTACTTTAAATCCGTTCATACTATCTATCAATTTATCAACATCATGTGACATCATCTTTGTTTCTAATGATAATGGGGAATTGTTCTTATAGTTATGTTTCATACTTCTGTTAGTTTTTAATGTATTTCCCACATCTTTTTTTCCTATTGGATCACGACCAAATGGACTATCATCGGTAGAATATGAAAGATTTTTTGCAGGTCTACCTGCACCTGGCCATCCACCATCTGGAACTTCATTATCATTTATTTGGTACATCTTTGAAGAACCACCACCGGATGTATGCATTGTTGCAATATCATGTGGAGTTCCAAATGATTCCTTAGTTATTGCAGGATCATTTCCTTCACTTTCAATTTGTGATTGACGGAATTTATGTTTAATGTCTTCTAATATTTCATTTCTTTCAAATTCTGCTTCATCATCAGACAAATTGAATATGTTTGAATATATGTACTTCATTGAGAATAATTTATTTTCTATCAACTGTGATGCCAAATCTACTCTTTCTTTCATAAGAGCAACTTTTTCTTGTTCATATACTATCGATGGACTAGTCAATGATAGTTCAAAGTTTACAAGGTCTGCATTCTCATAACCTTGTGAATACAAATGAACTATTGCAATTTTAGTTAATTCTGATATTACTATCCTTTGTATTCTCTCTATTGTTCTTGCAAAACGAATATCAAGAGCCGCAAGTGTTGCCTTACCTTCCGTTGATTCGTCATATCCTAAAAACGCCTTTGGTATTTTCAAAGCAGCAAATATTTTACTTTTTAAATATTCAACGTCTTCTATTGCTTGATATTGTAATCCTGGCAAAGTATCTATACTTGTTGCTGATTGAGCACCTCTTACTGGAAGATAATAGTCTTCTAATAAATTTTGCATATTAAATCTTAAATTATACTCACCGGTTTGTTCGTTCATTACAGGAACTTTTTTCATCTTTTTCATTATTTGATCCATGTAAGTATCTACTTCACCAGGCGGTATATTTCCAATATCAACTTTGAATACTCTTTTTTCCGGTGCCCTCATAATTCTATGTATAAGCATAGCATCTTCCATGAGAACTAATTGTTTATACAATTTACGAGCACCCTCTACCATAGATTTACCGTAAGGTAAAAAATTAGTATCGCCCATTAAACGAAAATGTGCAATTTCATAATTCTGAAATTCACCCTTTCCGAGTGGACCTTCATAGATAAACTTTGTCATATAGATATGTTCTGGATCAGTTCCTTCTTCTCTTTGCATTTCATAAGGTGAGAACGGTACAACATTTGTTATACCTAATCCTTCTTTTACATCAAGATAAAGATAAAAGTCACCGTATTTACATAAATTACGAACCCAAGGCCACAGATTATATTCTATATTAAGAATATCATAAAAAAGATTACGAAGAATTTTACGGATATTATCGTTATCAGTTCTAATTGTTAGAACATCACCGATGTCATTTTTTAGGGTACTTTCATCGGAATAAATGTCAAGAGCCGATGAAATAATGGCATCAGTGTCCATTGCTTCATAATCAGTATAAAGGTCTATTTTTGTTGCAGAGAAAGAATTGTATTGATTGTAGACAGATATTGGGGTTCCCCTACTTCCATGAAGTCTACCATATCTATCAATAACTTTTGATGTGTGTGGGTTTCCATCGGCTTGATAACGAGCAGTATCAACAACTTTTAACTTTTTACCACCAACATTGCGTACAACAACATTAGTAGAAAAAAGAGTTTTTAATCTGTCAAATAATGATTTATTTTGAGCCATTTGTCACCTTATTGTGTAATATAAACTTAATATAAATATGTAGTAAAAATGTTAAACACCTTATTTTATCAACCAAGTTAAATCTTCATTTTGTCCATTTACCTTCATATTCCAACCATTACTATCATCACCATATTGATATGATGGTTTATGTGGAATAGATGCCTTACCCATGTGATCTAAACTCATTCTTGTTTTCATCAGACCCTCTTGACGAAGTTTTATTGCAGTGTCTCTAACCCAAAGACCAATAGAGAATGACATAACCAAGTCATCGTTGTATCCTGTTTGTGCTTCTGCCTTTGAACCTTTCCAAACAAATACAAGAAGTTCTTCGGTTAATCTTGCAGATTTTACTATTGGTGTTCTTTCACGAAAATAAGTTTCCAATTTAGAAATAAGAAGTGGTCTTGTTTTTGCACTTGTAGTGAAACCTGGAACCATTTGTGCCTTATCCTTCAAGTCATATCCCTTTGGAATTTGAACAGATGGATCAACATAACCATCTTCTTTGTATGTATAATAAAGATTTGGATAACCCCTATCAATGATTTGTTGAATTACTGCCCAACCTATATTAGCATTTTCAACAACTAACATTGCATCATTGTATTCCGTAGCAACTGATACCAACATATTACCATACGATTTTGTATCTAACTTTCCACGATATTCTGCAACTTGTTCCAAATTATCAACATCAATAACATGAAATGCTGAGTTATCGTTTCCATCACCACGAGCAACATCAGCTACTACTATGTAAGTTTTTGAAGGATCTGGATAATCCCATATCCAATATGCATCTTCCGCACCTCTTTTTTCTTTTGGTTCACAAACATAAGTTTCTCGATACCATTGAACCAATTCCCCATCAATAACAGAACGACCGGATGCAAGAAAGTTTCCATCACATTCTTGTTTTGCCATATCTGGTCCAAGAAGAATATCTTGTTCGTCTCTCCATGATTGGTCACGGTCTGGATGAACTTGCCATAATAATTCTATTGGATTGAACGCACTTTCTTTTAGTGTTGCCTTTACCCATTGTTTATGGTAAAAGTTACCAACACCATTTGGGGTAGAGTTGATAATTGCCGTACCACCAGTTGCCAATGTTTGTTGTGCAGATGCCCATATCTTATCAATGTCATCAATAAAGGCGGCCTCATCTATAATCAGAAGTGAAAGTGCTTCAGAACGAGCAGAGTCAGCGGCAGCAGAAACGGCTTTAATTTGTGAACCGTTCTTAAAACGAAGTGATAATTTATTATCTTCTTGAACACCGGTCTTTAACCAACTTGGCATATTGTCATACATAACACGAACTTTTGTAACCAAGTTCTTTGCAGTTTCTTGTTTCGTTGCAATAACAAGAATGTTTTTATCTTGATTGAATAACATCAACCAAAGTGAATACCCCGCAATTAAAGTAGAAATACCCAACTGACGAGATTTTAATACGATATTATATCGGTTATTATTAAATTCTTTTAGAACATCTTCCTGAAAAGGGTATAATTCAAAAAGGATTTTGCCACGAGTAGGGTGTTGAATCTTTGCATACCTTTTCATAAAGTAAACAGGATTAGACGCACATTTTGCGTATTCCTCTTTGATAATATCTTTTAGATTTTTAGTTACCGCACTCATTGAACTGCCAAGACTATTCCTAAAACAGAAGCGGCTCCAGTTAGAAACCACAGAAATTTATTATCATACCAACGAGGTTGTAGTTCCTCATTTATTTTTTCCAATTCTGCACTTCTCTTTTTACAAACATCGATTGTATTATCACGGTTTTTTAATTGTTGTATGAACATATCAGACCGAGATATGTATAAATCTATTACAGTATCTTGTACATTAACAACTGCAGTTAGATATTCAATGGAATCACGCAATAATTGAATTTTATTTGAGAGTTTAAGTATTTCTGGTTTGGTAAAACAAACAACAGAATCTTTTTCAGCAGCAAATGAAATTGAAACTGAAAATAATAATGCTATAACATACTTCATAAATTACTCGTTTAAAAAGTTTTTAATATATTTGGTGGCTTCATCGGGATTTTTTATTTCTTTATCACGATAAACATAGAAGGTTTTTTTGATAATCAGAACACTATCGGTTTTTATTTTTATGATAGAATCTAATTTATCAGCTTTATTTTTTAATTCAACATAATCATATTCATATTTTAGTAACAATGCTTCTAAACTATCTTTTGTTTTTGTTGAAATTTTTATCTGTTCTTTTGATGTGTGATTATCATATACAATGTATATGAACAGTATTGCAAATACCCCCATGGCAAATATTTTTATGTAATTGCCTATTTTAGTATCTAAAACATTTTCCATAACTAACCTTTTGTGTATGTTGAAACCATTTTTGCTTTACCACGACCGGTTGCACCTTTTTTTCTTTTTCGTGTTACAGCACTTTTCTTTTGTTTTGATGACATTGAAGCGGCTTTTGATGCAGGAACACATTTTGGGTATGCCCTTTTTCCACCTTTACGAGACTTACTACCAGCAGAAGCACCACAATCAGGATGTCCTCCACCTTTTTTCTTACGAGAAATATCTACCCAACGATCCTTAAACCAACGAGTTAATCCCCCACTGGGTTTCTTTCCTTCGATTAAATATGTGGTTACATATTCACGAATAATTTCTCTAACCATATTTTCTTGTATTTTTGTCATACAGATAAATATGATGTATTTTACAA